AAGTTCTCTCCCTTTTTAGTTTTATCATTCACATATTGTGTAGAGAATCCATAGGACATGATTTCTCTCATGTCGTCTATTGCTGCTTGTAGATATCTGGATTTTAGAATAAAAATATTTCTCTTTTGATCATTTAAATAAATTTCATATTCATAATTACTAATTGCTCTCACTGGATTTGTAGTTACCATAGATCCTACCAAAGTTTCTCCACCACTAGATCCAGATCCAGATGCAGTATCATTGAATCTAATTAGATTGGAATCAAATTTAATTAGATTTGAATCAAATGTAAAAGATCCTCCAGGTGCTATGGATCCAGGAACTTTAATAGTTTCATCAAAATATTTTGCGGAAAAGTTTGCATCAACAATTAATCCACCAGGGACAATTAGTTTACCCCTACCATCAGTGATAGTAGTAGTTTCATAGTGATGAGTTTGAGATAATTCTTCTGGTGTATATTTTCTATAAAGATAATTGGTAAATTCAGAGTCTGACAGTGGCCATTCAGTTCTTACATTGATGATGTTGTTGGAAATAAGAACTAACCAATCAAATGATGGAGTCCCATAAATTTTTTCTGATACTTGTTCTGGTCTTTCCTCACCAGTAATTTTGTATTTTGTAAATGCAGTTACATTTTTAAAGAAGTCATCACGAATTTTTGCTCTTCTAAAAAAGTTCTTGACCTTTACATAGTCAAAAGAAGAGTTTCTAGTTGGTTGTTGAGACTGGTATAGTAAGTCTGATACTTCTCTGAAATATGTCATTAGTAACCTCTATCTAAACCTTCTCTAAGATCTGCATTTGTACCAGCAGATCTTCCAGTTGCTCCAGGAGTTCTGGATATAGGTATATCCCCTGGAAGTGGTCTTCCTTCTGCTGCTGCTTGTCTTCTTGCATTTTCTGGACTTCTTGGATTGGAATCAGTTCTAGTTTCTTGAGCAGGCTTCAAGTCAAAACTTTGGAATATGTTTTCTGGACCAACTTCTGATTTGTCTCCATCATATTCATCATTAAAGATTGGAGTTAGTTCAGTAAATCCTAATTGCATATTGACTGAAACTGGTTGTGATCCAGTTGCAGAATCATTAAATGCTGCATAGAATCCATCTGGAGTATAGTTTATATTACAAGAAACTAAAGCACATGTTTTAATTTTTCCAATGCTTCCAATTTCATTGTTGCCAGATTGAAATTTAATTCTAAAAACATTGGGAGTTCCTAAGAATATAGATGTTTCTCTTTCTTTAGATCTTCTTGGTGCCATTCCTTTTTTAAAAAACTTAAGAATGCTTCTAATATTTCTTGCTTCTTCTGCACTTCTTGGTGACATTTTAAATGTAAATCCAAATTGTCTAAGTTTGGGTCCTTGGAATAGTAGTTCTAGGTTTGGATTGACTGCTGCTCCAGTTGCTCTTGTAATATATGCTTCAGGGTTTACTTGGATTCCTCCAAATTTTAATACTGATGCTGCAGCATTTACTGTTAAAAATTGTGTCAATCTTGTAGATACTGCACTATTTCCAAGAGCAGATTTTATAGCATCAAGATCTCCTATAGTTGCAGCAACCCTTCCAGATGCAATTTGTTGAACTTTTGGAATTGCTGCTCCCATTAAAGCAGCAGTAATGGAAGATAAACTATCTTCTCCCCATCCAGTTTGATTTGCTTCTGACAGGTCATTTGGAATAGGAAGAACTACACTCCCTATTAATTTTTGTTTGGTTGCTTGTTCATTAAATTGAGATTCTCTATTTCCTAAAGAATTTTCTGTTAATGCTCCTGCTAAATTGCCAGGGACATACTCTAATTGACTGATTACAATTTTATCTTGTCCACTAGTTCCTATGTTTTGTGGGTAATATAAAAATGCTTTGATTTTATTAAATGATGTAGATTCAAAATTATCTAGAACGTTTTCTAATGCTTGAAATTCATCTAAATTATATGTTGTACTAATTCCTGAAGCAGGGTTGTTTGCGCCCGAATCTGCTCCTCCTTGCGCTCCTGCTTCTTGTGGGGGTGGTTGAGATGGAATTGTATTTTGTGTTCTTGTAGTTAAAACTCCTGCAATTTTTTGTTTAGAGAAATTAATGAAATCTTGTATTTTTTCAACGCTAGCGTTCCCTGCCAACCAATCTGCATATTGTTGTAAATTAGCAAATTGTCTTCCAGTCTTTCCTTCTCTATATCCAACTCTTCCTTGAGGGTCTATTTTATATTGAACAGTATTGGTGCTATCTGAAAATGTAAATAAGGTTTCCCAACCTTCTGGATTTGAAGGAGTTACTGTGGTTAATTTTGGATTAACTCTGGTTCCACGATTATCTATGGTTCTATTAGTTAAAGACCATACAGGATTAGACATCTTATCTACCCCACACTCGCTGAGATTGAACTGGTATTTCTACCCCACCCAAGTCCCTTACAAATTCTTCTACTGGTAGTAGACACATGGTTTGCCATTCTTGCTGTGCTAAAACTAAGTAAGGACTTCTGACCTCTGATAATAAGTATTTATGTGCTCCTTTGGTAAACCTTGGGATTCTATCTTCTGCCAAAGACATAGCAATTCCCATTCTTTCTTCTGGTGAATAGTAATGTAAGTTCACTGCAAAGAATGATCTGGAATCCTTTTCCAAAACAAAAGACAAGGGATACTTGTCATAGAATGGTAACTCTTGACGCCACTTTGCTTTGTATTGATAGAACATTAGGTTGTATAGTCTTGGAAATGTTGTGGTTATATTTCTATCTCTTTCTAACTCATCTCCTATTTCATCAGATCTTTCATCAGTGATGATGTTTCTTGGTAATTTTTGTGCAAGTTGTTCTCTATACCAATCTCTACTTTGACTTTTTCCTCTAGTCTTTTCCTGAATTTCTTCGAAGATTGTTTTATATGCCAAGATTATCCTCCGTTAATATTTGAAAGGACCACTTTCTATCTTCACAAAATTCTTCTGCTGCTTTCCACTTTGCTTGATTCTTGGCAAATTCTTTCATTTCAACTAATTGTTTTTGAGTAACTCTTTTACCAATCTTTGGACCATTGACTTGTCTTTTAGGCTTAACTTCAACCAAACTTTCTTTGACAACACCTTTGGTATCTTTATATTTTATATAAAAATCTGGAAAATATTTATGAACTCTATTATCTAATGGGGACACATATGGAATCCAAATTTCTTCACTTGCCCACTTTAAAATATTCTCATTTAGATCACACCAAACCATAAACTTTCTTTCCCATAGTGATCTGTAAATAATATTATTTGAATCACCAATATACTTTTTGGGATTTGAAGGTTTGTAGATTCCCTTATAGCTCATACATATAATATAGGCACTTAACGTATTTAGATGGCTCTAACCACCCCATATAAAAATTTATGGTTTAGTACTGATGAGTTAGTTAGAAAGTTTAAACCATCTTTATCTAATACTTTTGATGTTTATATCAAGGATAGTTTTGGTAAAGTATCAAACACAGATATTAATTTTCTGGCATATGATGCAGTTCTTCCTGGGTCATCATATGAATTAGGTCAAGTCTTTGGTGATAGGCAAGGTAGAACAGAGCAATATCCTACTAAAAGAGTCTATCCTCAGGTGGATGTAAGTTTTTATATTGATGCTGATTATAAAGTTCTTCAATTTTTTGAACAATGGATGGCAGCAATTTCACCAAACACTGGAAGTCCTGGAACATCATATACAAAGTTTCAATACTCAGATAAGTATGAAAGAGAGATAGTCATTACAAAATTTGAAAGATTGTTTAGAGAACCAAATCAAAGATTAGTTGAGAATGGTGTGTATGGTCCTCCAAAAACTTATGTTGAATATACATTAAGGAATGCATATCCGACTAATCTTATATCAGTTCCTGTTTCTTATGAGGGATCAAACATACTTAGAACTACCGTGACATTTAATTATGATGTTTATAATTTTAAAAGAGTTAATGATGCTATTGGAACTGATGAAAATGGTGGTGGAACAGTTAGGGCTCCTGGATCTGATCCTGCACCAACTCAACCCAATGCAGTTCCACCAGCAGGAACTTCTCAACCAAACACTAAGAAATCAACAGTAAATCAAACAGTAGCAGAACTTAGAGAAATAAGATTGAGAACACAAAATAGAATTAGAGAACAGGGTGGTGTTCCAGTAACTCCTGAATTGCAAGGACCTCCTGCTCCTTTTTGAGGACTAAATAATCATACTGAAATCTATAGGATATTATGCCATTACCTACAGTTGCAACTCCAACCTATGAGTTGATTTTACCTTCAAATAAAAAAGCAGTTAAGTA